CAGCGTATCCGCTGACTTGCAGAAACTGACGCGATCGCTGAGCCAGCTCGAAAAGCAGCAGTTGCCGTTTGCAATCGCGCAGACGCTTACCGCTGTTGCGAAGAATGCCCAGGCCGCAGAGAAGAAGGCGATGCCTGAGGTGTTCGATCGACCGACGCCATTCACCGTCAATTCAGTCGCTGTGAAAGCGGCTCGCAAGACCAACCTCGAAGCAGTGGTGTTCATCAAGGACATCGCGGCCGCGTATCTCGCGCCGTACGAGTTTGGCGGCAACCACAAGCTGATCGGCTCAGGCAAGACGTGGCTCAACCCGAAAGACATGACGTTGCTGAACCAGTACGGCAACTTCAACCGCGCTGCGCTGAAGCGCTTCGAAGGTCGGCCCGATGTGTTCATCGGATCGATCAAGACAAAGAGCGGTGAGTCGATCGGTGGCGTGTGGCAGCGGCCGGTCGATGTCAAGGCAGTCAAGACGCGAGGCAAGCGAGGCGTTGCGCTTCGCGGCATCAATAAGACCGGCCATCTCAAGTTGCTAGTGCGGTTCGGCGATGCCCGTCCGGTCAAGCAGCATTTGGAGTTCGGCGAGCGCGCCTTCGAGACGGTCGATGCGACTTTCGAGGTCGAGTTCGAGAAAGCCATGGCCAGAGCCATCGCCACCGCGAAACTGCGGTGATCCATCCGAGCGCACCGACTTGGTGCGATAAGGGGTGGATTTCTCGCAATGTGGGACGGGTCCCTCCCGCCCTTCTCGCTTCGCGGGCACTGCGCGCGCGCGATCTTTCTCTAGGTACAAACATTTGAAATTTGGGTAACAGGTAACAGATCGCGCCATGAATCAAAGTGAGTTCGCAGGTCTCCACGACGTTAGCCGGAAAACCGTCACGAAGTGGAAGGAGCGCGGCTGGCTTGTGTTTTCGGGCGATGAGATCGATGTGGACGCATCGAATGCGAACCTGAAAAGATACCGCCGCGATGGTGCGCCGGCTGTTACCCAAAGTGTTACCCAACCTGCCAAGGGTAACAAACGCAAAACTGTTACCCAGGCGGCGAGCGAGGTAACACTCGCGCCGGGCGAGAGCGCCGACGATGCGGCAGGCAGGATTCTGACTGGCGCCGTTGAGCTGCTCGATTTCGACGAGGCGCGCTGCTTCAAAGAGAACTATCTCGGGCTGAAGGCTCAGCTCGAATACGACCGCGATTCAGGTCTGGTTGTCGACGTTACCGAGGTGGCGAAGGCGGTCGGCGCCGAGTACGCGAAGGTCAGAACACGCCTGCTGTCGATTCCCGCAGAACAGGCCCCGCGCCTACACCGGTGTAAGACGCCTGCCGAATTGCAGGACATTTTGCAGGAGATCATCACAGAAGCACTCGAAGAGCTAACCCGTGACGGAGCTGGCAACCCAACATAACGCGCGGCGCTATGCCCAGGGGCATGACGCGTTGTATGCGGGGCTGCTCAGCGCTCGCCGGGAGAATCTGCTTCCCCCTCCGAAGCTCACGCTGAGCGAATGGGCCGAGCGCTATGCTGTGCTGTCGCGCGAGACAAGCGCCCAGACGGGCCGCTTCCGGGCCTTCGGGTACCAGCGAGGGATGCTGGATGCAGTGACGGACCCGTCCGTTGAGAAGATCAGCGTCATGAAGTCGGCGCGGGTCGGCTATACGAAGCTGATGGACCATGCCGTCGGCTACTTCATCCATCAGGATCCGTCTCCGATCCTCGTGGTGCAGCCCCGCGTCGAGGATGCGGAGAGCTACTCGAAGACGGAAATCGCGCCGATGCTGCGCGACACACCGGTGCTTGCTGCAATCGCTGGCGACCAGAAGGCCAAGAGTAGTGATCAGACGATCCTGGCGAAGACCTTCAAGAACGGCTCAAGCCTGACGCTGGTCGGTGCGAACAGCCCGGCCGGCTTCCGCCGCATCACGTCGCGCGTCGTCATGTTCGACGAGGTGGACGCCTATCCGGTCGACGGTGCAGGCAACGAAGGCGATCAGATCGCGCTCGGCACGAAGCGATCTGAGACCTTCTGGAACCGCAAGATCGTTCTCGGCTCGACGCCGACGGTCAAGGGTTATAGCAGGATAGAAAAAAGCTTTGCGGAGAGCGATCAACGCTACTACTTCGTGAAGTGCCCGCACTGCGGCGAGCATCAGGTGCTCGAGTGGGGTGGACCGGACACGCCTCACGGCATGAAGTGGGACAAGGACGAGCACGGCAATGGTTTGCCGGATACCGTCTACTACGTCTGCCGACACAACGGTTGCATCATCCATGAGGTCGACAAGCCCGACATGGTCGCCGGCGGCGAGTGGCGCGCGACGAAGCCGTTCAAGGGGCACGCGGGCTTCCACATCTGGGCCGGGTATAGCCTGTTCCCAAATGCATGCTGGTCGAACCTCGTTGCCGAATGGCTGCGAGTCAAAGACGATCCTCTCGCCCGGCAGACGTTCATCAACCTCGTGCTCGGCGAGCCATACGAGGATCGCGGCGATCGCGCGCTGAGCGAAGCGCGCCTTGCTGCTCGGACGGAAGTCTGGTCTGCAGAGGTGCCTGACGGTGCCGGTGTCCTGACTGCTGGCCTTGACGTGCAAGACGACCGCGTCGAAGCAGAGACGATTGCATGGGGGCACAACGAAGAAAGCTGGTCAGTCGACCACGCGGTTTTCGAGGGCGATCCTGAGAGCGCAGAGCTGTGGGCGCGCGTTGATGCGTATCTGAAGCGTATCTGGCGCCGCGCCGATGGCCGCGGGTTCGAAGTGATGGCGGCCTGCATCGACTCCGGTGGTCACCATACGCAGAAGGTGTACGAGTTCGCGAAGGCGCGGCTCGGCCGTCGCGTGTGGGCTATCAAGGGCGAGTCGGCGCGCGGTGGTGCTCGGTCACCAGTGTGGCCGACGAAGCGCCCGTCGTCGCGAACGAAGGCAACGTTTCGCCCGGTCATCATTGGTGTCAATGCAGCGAAAGACGTGATACGCGACCGGTTGCGTCGCGAGCCAGAAGAAGACAACGGCGTAGCGTCGTATCCCGCTGGGTACATGCACTTCCCGAGTGATCGCGACATCAACTACTTCGCGCAGCTCATCGCCGAGCGGTCGGTGACGAAGATCGCGAACGGCCAGAAGTTCAGGGTTTGGGAGTTGCCTCCGGGCCGCGCGAACGAGGCTCTCGACATTCGGGTGTACGGCTATGCCGCTCTGTGCGGTCTCATGCACATGGGGCTGAAGTTGAACCGGCGTGTAGAGCAGGTGAAGGCCGACCCGAGTCAGTTGGTCGAGCCAGCGCCGGTCGAGCCGACCGTGCAGGAAATCAACGTCGTACGGCCGGCACGCCCTGATGGTCCAATCATTAAACAGGAAGTGGTTGCGAAGAAGTCGCGCGTTCGCCGGCTCGCTGGGTGACCAACCGGAGGTTTGCCTTGCCTTGCTTCGATCCGAACAGCAGTCTGCTTGCGGGTATGGATCAGACCGCGCTGCGCATTTCCCTCGCGGAAGCGCAGCAAATCTACCTCCAGCTGTCGACGGGCGCTCAGGCGGAGTCGCTGTCTTATACCCAGGGTGACGGTACCCGTTCGGTTACCTACACCAGAGCGAACCTCGCTCAACTGGCAGCCGCAATTCAACTCATGCAGGCGCAGCTCGGCATCGTCAGAGCACCCCGCAAAGCACTTCGACTGACATTCACACGACGATGACACAACCGAACGTACAGATCCTCGGCGCGGACGGTCACCCGTTGCCTGCGCGTGGGAGACGTGCGCTCGCGTTGAACAACGGGGGCGGATACAGCAGCCAGACCGCATACGACGCGGCCGACATGGGCGGCCAGCACATGCGCGACTGGCAGCCGTTCCTGTGGTCGCCCGACGGCGAGCTGAACCCATACCGCGATCGCATCGTGTCGCGCGTGCGCGATCTTGTGCGCAACGACGGCTGGGCGTCTGCCGCGGTGACGCGCACGCTCGACAACGTGATCGGTGCGGATTTCCGACCAATCTCGAAGCCGGACTATCGCGCATTGCAGGCGCAGACTGGTCTGTCGACTTTCGACCACGTGTGGGCCGATGAATTCGGCCGCGCAATCGAAGCCGGCTGGCGGACGTGGGCGGAAGATCCGGGCCACTTTTGCGACTCGCAGCGCAAGCTGACGATTCCGCAGATGATGCGCCTGGCGTTTCGCCACAAGATCGTCGACGGCGACGCGCTCGGCATGCTTCGCTGGATGCCTAAGCGGCTGCGCCTCGGCGCGCGCTACGCGACGGTCTTGCAACTGATTGACCCCGATCGATTGTCGAATCCGCAACAGAACTTCGACAAGCAGATCATGCGCGGCGGCGTCGAGATTGACGAAGACGGCGCGCCGATCGCGTATCACATCCGCAAGGCGCATCAAGGCGACTGGTTCAGCGGCAACAAGCAGGTCACGTGGGAGCGCATCCCGGCCGAGACCGACTGGGGCCGGCCGATCATCGTCCACGACTACGACTTCGACCGCGCGAGCCAGCATCGCGGTGGCGCTGGCATGCTCACGCCGGTGTTGCAGCGTTTGAAGATGCTGATCAAGTACGACGGCACCGAGCTCGACGCAGCAATCATCAACGCGATCTTCGGCGCGTACGTCACGAGCCCGTTCGATAAGCAGCTCGTCGGAGAGGCCCTCGGCGATGGCGAAGAGGAAGCCCTCAACGGCTACCAGGACGCGCGCGCTGAGTTTCACGACAAGAACGAATTGCGCCTCGGTGACGCGCGGTTGCCGATCCTGTTTCCCGGCGAGACGATCAATACAGTGTCGGCGACGCGCCCGGCTGGCAATTTCGCAGAGTTCGAAAACGCTATGTTGCGCAACGTTGCAGCCGGTACCGGAATGTCGGCGCAGCAGATCAGCCAGAACTGGTCAGATGTGAACTACAGCTCGTACCGCGCCGCAGCGCTCGAGGCATGGAAGACGTTCGACCGTCGGCGCAGCGACTTCGGTCGCGGCTTCGGCATGCCGATCTATGCGGCCTTCATCGAAGAGGCATTCGATGTCGACGAGCTCCCGCTGCCGGCTGGTGCGCCCGACTTCATGTCGGCGCGCGCGGCATATACGCGGGCGTGGTGGATAGGCCCGGGTCGCGGATATGTGGATCCGCTGAAGGAGCGCCAAGGGCAGGCGCTTGGTGTCGAGACGGGGCTTTCGACACTCGAAGAAGAGACTGCGCAGGCTTCCGGAACTGACTGGCGCGATAACGTCGATCAGCGAGCTATTGAAGTCGAGTACTACACGAGCCGCGGTGTTCCGCTTCCTTCGACGTTGCAGGGAGCGCCAGCCGAGGAAGTCACCAAGGAACCTCAAGCGCAATGAACCATCTTCTGCCGCGGCTGGCGCAGCGTGTTTTCAACACGCCGCTCATGCTGCACCCGCGAAAAGCGGAAATCGTTCTTGCCGCGCTGTCGGACCGCCTCGGCATCGGCCTGATTGGACGGTTAGACGGATCAACTGTCGCGCCGTTGGCGATGGAAGACGACGACTATGGTTTCGCCGAGCCGGGCAATAACCCCCGGACCGGCTACGACATGGTCGGCCCCGTGGCTGTCATCCCGATTCAGGGGACGCTCGTCCAGAAGCTCGGATCGTTGCGCCCCTGGTCGGGTATGACCGGCTATGACGGCATCCGTCAAAACCTGTT